ATGACAGAAAATAGTACACAAGAAGTCGTCAAAGACCTCGAAGAATATAAATTTGGATTTCACGATAATGCAGAACTTGAATTCACAACAGGTTTAGGTTTGACCGAAGAAGTCATTCGCGAAATTTCTGAAACAAAAAATGAACCTGAGTGGATGTTAGAGTTTCGTCTGAAATCTTTTGAAGCTTTTAAAAAATTGGACATGCCAAAATGGGGCCCAGATCTTTCTGGTATTGATTTTAATGATATTGTTTATTATCAAAAACCATCAGCAAAAGCTGCGCGTTCTTGGGAAGACGTTCCTCAAGAAATCAAAGACACTTTTGAAAAAATTGGTATTCCAGAAGCTGAACGTTCATATTTGGCAGGAGCTTCTGCTCAATATGAATCAGAAGTTGTTTATCATAATATGAAAGACGAATTTGAAAAATTAGGAATTATTTTCACTGACACTGATTCAGGATTACGTGACTATCCAGAAATTTTCAAAAAATATTTCAGCAAACTCGTTCCACCAACTGATAACAAATTGGCAGCCTTAAATTCTGCCGTTTGGTCTGGAGGGTCATTTGTCTATGTTCCTAAAGGAGTCAAATGTGAGATTCCGATTCAAGCTTATTTCCGTATTAACAACGAAAAATCAGGACAGTTTGAACGGACATTGATTATTGTTGAAGAAGGGGCATCTATTCAGTACGTTGAAGGATGTACTGCACCAACTTACTCTGCAAGTTCACTTCATGCAGCAGTGGTTGAAATCTTTGTTGAAGAGGGTGGTTATATGCGCTACTCTACTATTCAAAACTGGTCAGATAACGTCTATAATCTGGTTACCAAGCGTGCTGCTGCAGAAAAAAATGCGACGGTTGAATGGATTGACGGAAACTTAGGGTCAAAAGTATCCATGAAATACCCAGCCGTTCATTTGAATGGACCAGGAGCGCGTGGAACAATGCTCTCAATCGCTTTTGCTGGAGCAAACCAAAATCAAGATACAGGTGCTAAAATGATTCATAACGCACCAAATACTTCAAGTTCAATCATTTCTAAGTCTATTGCCAAAAATGGTGGAGCAGTCAATTACCGTGGACAAGTTACTTTTGGAAAAAATTCTAAAAAATCTGCTTCTCATATTGAATGTGACACAATTTTGATGGATGATTTATCAAAATCAGATACCGTACCATTCAATGAAATTCATAATTCACAAGTCGCCTTGGAACACGAGGCGAAAGTGTCAAAAATTTCAGAAGAACAACTCTATTATTTGATGAGTCGTGGACTTACAGAAAAAGAAGCAACTGACATGATTGTCATGGGCTTCATTGAACCCTTTACCAAAGAATTGCCAATGGAATACGCTGTTGAATTAAATCGCTTGATTTCTTATTCAATGGAGGGTTCTATCGGGTAAAATCATAAAGTGTTGATATAGCAACACTTTATGATTAGTTTTTGTGAAAAATAATTCCAAAGGGGCACTAAAAGGGCAGAAATTAATAAGTTAAATAATTACTGATATATACTGATTAATTAACAAATGTGTTTGTGCCCCCTAAAATTTAATTATGCCCCTTGTAAATAAAAAGTGCCCCTTGTAATTGAGAGGCATTTTTTTATTTAATCTCATTTAGTTTTTTAACAATATCAATCTTAACAGATTTTGTGACGTGTGAATAGATGTTAAGAGTTGTCTTATAGTCGGTGTGCCCCACTCGATCCATTGCAGCGCTTAGAGGTATTCCAAGTTCTGCCAATAAAGCAATGTGAGAATGCCTAAAAATATGGGATGTAATATGCTTTGTTATTCCAACTTTTTCTGCAGCTCTCCTTACAACCACATTGAGAGTGTCCAAATCAACTGCAGCGCCATTAACAGTAAAGAAAATATAGTTATCTTTATTAAAATCATTACCTTTCAAAGAGCGATGAATTTCTAATAACTCAAGTTGTTCTTGGATTATATTTTTAATATTCTCTGAGATTGTTATTGTTCTGTAAGAGAACTCAGTCTTCGGAGTGGTTTTTATTTTCAACGCCCTGTCATAAGTACCGTTAATTGTTACTGTCCCGTTTTCCAAATCTATTTCATCAATTGTAAGAGCAGCTGTTTCACCATAGCGAGCACCAGTATATGCCATAAATTCTACAAAATTGGCAATATGCTCAACTCTTGAAGTTATTCTCAGAACAGAAAGAATTTTTTTTATATCACTTAATTCAAGATAACTATCTCGTTTTTCCTGAACTTCATTAAAAGTTTTTATTTTTTTGGGAGCTTTTACAAAACTGGCTTCATTTACTTCGAGATAGCCCATCCTAACTCCGAAATCTAGAATGGAGTGAAATCTTTTCTTGAAACCATTGTAGTAGCTATAGGCATAACCCTCGTCCATCATCTCATTTACTAAATCTTGAATTAACCGCCGATTAACATTTCTCGCTTTGGTATTTTTACCGATTTTCTCTAATATACGATTATCATTTGCTGTTGTTCCACGAAGTGATGATGCTTTGACTGTTGGAGACCAGTTTTTATAATATTCATCATATAAATCAACAAAAGTGATATCACTTCCTTCATTATGAGAAAGTATTTTATTTATTTTTTCAGTTAATTCTTTAATTGCAGTTTTCTGTGCTCGTGGTGTTTTCTTATCAAGAGTAACAGAAACCTTCTTTAATTTTTCTGTTAATGGGTCTCTATATCTTTCAAAATATTTGTACTTACCATTCGCTAAATCTTCTATCCACATTTGATTTTTATACCTCATTTCTGTTAAAATGGTATAGTAAAAAGCTTGTTAAAAGCTTTTGTACTACTTTATAATTTAAATCCGCCCTAGCCGTCCAAAGTTTGGGTGGATTTTTTATTTTATTCTAATCCTGATTGAGATTTATTCGAAAGCAACCAAGAGCCATCAGCTTGCTTTGTGAAAGCCAAAGAAACAGATTTGTAATTAGAAGAACCCATATTATCCCAAGAAATATTTTTGATTGTATAATCTCCTGCAGATGATTCAGATGAATTTGAAGGTTTACCGAATTTAGCTTCAAGTCCGTCGTAATTAGTCCCTCCAGCACCAGTTACTGTGTCTCCAACTACCAAAGCATCATAGTCAGCTTTTGACCATTTAAAACTTTCATCAGCTTTCTTTTGTGAGCTTGAAATATCGCTGTTTACTTTCTTTCCAACACTGTCAATAGCACTTGAATACATTGATTGAGTGGCTAACACGATAATAAAAGCTAAAATTGATATAACAAAAGAAACAATGCTCAATGTTTTTTTGTTTTTTCTATTTATTATAATTGCAATCAACCCAAGAATAGCTGAAACAATTGCCAATACAGCTGCAAAATTATTGACAATCGGTACCCATGATAAAACTAGGGCAAGTATCCCAATAATTAAAGCGATAATAGCTAATGCTTTTGATTCTTTTTTCTTTTCCATAAAGTTTATATTTCCTAACCTAGCTTTTAACGAGAATCAAGATATTGCTCGTAGTTTTTTATTTAAATAGCTTCATGATATTCAGCAGTATATTCTTCAATAACTGATTCACATATCCACTTAAGTTTATTATTGAGTTCATACGCATCCATGAACTGACTGGTATTAATTTCATTTGGTTCTGGTGCAAAATCCCATTTAGAAAGCCATTCATTGAATCTGTGAACTACCATGAATCGGTCAGCTTGTGCTTCTTGCTTACTCCCAAACATTTTAGAGTGGCAATTATAATGGGTGTGTCCACAATAACAGTGCCCTAATTCATGAAGAATAACATTTTCTTGTTCTATTATCGTCAAATCATCTCTGATGTAGATGATATCGTATTCAGGAAGATACAACCCTTTAATGTCATCAATTAGGGCAACATCATTTTCTGATGGAATGAAATATATAATTTCAGCACCAAGCTCTCGAGAAAGCTCTCTAAGTTTACTCATAAATCGCCTTTATCAATTTTCTCTTTAAGAGTATTTTTCAACAAACGTTTGAAGAATTCTTTATCATTATCGTTAAGCTGTCCGCCGCCATAGGCACTAGCTTTACTTATTTGTTCTTCAAGATATTCATCAGTTAAACGATAATCTTCTATTTGTTTAACTTTATTCTGCTCTTCTTGTTCTTTTAATTGAATATTTGCAGTATCTAAGACTACTTTTTGTCTTGGCTCTTCCAACTTTTTCATAACTGTAACAGTTTTTTCTATAGTTTCAGAATCATTTTCTATTTTAGAAGATTCTACCATAGGTACATCAAAGCCCATTAACCACGCTTCGCTTACTCCTAATGTTTTAGCTAAAAGGTATATTCTATTTTGGTCAGGAGATTGAACGGAATTAACATATTGAGATAATGTACTTTTACTTAACTTTATACCAAATTTTTTTTGAAAAGGAATAGAAAGATTAAGTATATCAACTTGTTTTAAATTTCTTTCAGCCATGATTTGCTTAAGCCTATTACTAGTATCAGTTTTCATAAAAACCTCTTTTTTATTTTGTATAAATAGATTATAGCGCATCTTGAACAAAAGTTCAACAAAAAAATTCATATTTCATGAACTTTTTTGTTGACAAAGATAAAAACACATGATATACTAATTCCATAAAGTTCATGAAACGTGAACAGAAAGAAAGGAGAAACATACATGAGTTATGATTATTCGTCACTACTAGGTAAAATCACTGAAAAGTGTGGAACTCAGTACAACTTCGCAATAGCTATGGGGCTTTCAGAGAGAACCGTGTCTTTAAAGTTAAATGATAAAGTGACTTGGAAAGATGATGAGATTCTAAAGGCAGTTCATGTATTAGAACTTAACCCTCAAGATATTCCGAAATATTTTTTTAATGCAAAAGTTCACTAAACATGAACTTGGAATGGAAAGGATTCAAAAATGAACGAATTACAAATTACAGAATTAAATGGTCAACGAGTTTTGACTACTCAACAAATTGCTGATGGTTATGGAACGACAAATAAAGTCATTAGCAATAACTTTAATAATAACCGTACACGATTTGAAGAAGGAAAGCACTTTGTTTTATTGGTAGGGGAATATTTAAAAGAGTTCTTGCATTCCCAAAATTTAGGAACGCAAAATAAAATACGAAAACTTTACCTCTGGACAGAAAAAGGAGCATTGCTTCATGCGAAATCTTTAGGAACTGATGAAGCTTGGGATATGTACGATATTTTAGTCGATACTTATTTCAAAGTTCAAGAAGAAAAACAATTCCCGCAAACACCAGAACAACAAATTGTATTACTTGCTCAAGGTAACGTGAACTTGAACAAAAAAGTTGAGCAAATTGAAAATTCAGTTCTTGATTTGGCTGACCGATTCGGGCTTCCTTCAAATAAAGCTAAAGTTTTGCAAAAGAAAGTAGCAAGCAAAGTTTATATGTTTACTGGTGGTAAATATTCAAATGCTCATAAGAAGTTAGGAGCTAAGGTATTTAGAGAATTTTATAAAGATTTGAACAATCGCTTCGATGTTGTGAAATATAGCGATATTCCATTAAGCCGTTATGACGAAGCGCTAGAATATCTTGATATGTGGCAACCATCATTCAATACGACACTTGAAATTCGTGGATTGAACTCACAAACTAGTTTCGTTTTTGAAGAATAGAAAGGAAATTAAAATGCCATACGCAAAAATAACCTATCTACCTGTAGAAAATGCAGAAGACGCAGAATGGTGTGACAAAAAACACCTTATGGAAGTCTGGCAAGGCTTATCAAAAGGCACATTAACAGCCTGGCTCACTGAAATGAGAGATCGATCTGAATTTAAAAAAGGTGTACTCAATCCAACTCACGGACTTGTATTTATCAATAAAGAAATATTCAAAGAGTTTGTAGAGTGGAAAGAAGCAACTCGTTATAAGAGTTATAAAAAATAGGAGGCAGCACTGTATGACTTACAAATTTATAGTTGAAGTTGACACTGGCGAAATCCTGTTTGACCTGGTGCACGACTTAATCACACAAAACATTCGAGCAATCAAGCTCATTGCTAAGAAATTAAATGCGGTGCTCCGCTAGAAAAGAGAACGAAATATGGAAAATGTAAAAATAAAAGTTGAAATTGAAGCCGAAGGGCTTGAAGAATTAAAAAACCTATCCCAAAAGTTAACGGAACAGGCTGCGGAAATAGCGGATACTATCCATAAAATCAATAGTATTCAATTAGAGTTGAAACTTAATCAATAAGAGAAAGTATTTCAAAATCATAGTCATTATCTAAGAGATAGAAATCATAGCTTTCTTCGCTATCTAAAAATCGAACATTATAAAGTATATGTTTGAATTCACTTTTGATAGCTTCTCGTTCTTGAACAAAATTACTTAAAATTTGTAAAGCAAAAAGAGGAGTATTAACCCAGCTAGGATTATCGTAGCTAATTGTAGAAGCTACAAAATGGTCGAAGTAAGAATTATAAATATCATCAAAACGATATTCTTTATGATATCCCACCCATGTTCCACGAGTATAGAATTTAATTGGAGAACCGTGTTCATCATAATTTATAAATTTAGCTGTAGCAAGCCTACCATTTAAATAAAAAACAATATTTTTATTAATTTTTAATCTCTTAAAAAGATATTCCAAATCTTGGACTTGTGAAAATTTCATCACTCATACCTCCTTTCCATAAAACTAAGCAAATACCGCAAATATCTGCTCACAGTAATTATAGCACTCGGAGGATTAAAACGCATACATAGAAAGGAAAATAATGCACACACAAATTATGAATGGACGAGAAGTCCTAACAGTTCCAACGACGATTGGATATAAGCATTATGACTTAGAAAAAAGAGAAGTAGTTGGAGAAGTTATCGAATCTACTTATCGAAGAAAAGACGGAACAATATACATTATCCGCAGATCACGAACAGAACGAGAAAAAGCCGCTATGCTCAATTCGTGCTTGTCTGACTGGGGATATTAGTATGAGCAAACAACAAAAAAGCCCTGCATAGCACGCAGAGCAAGTAGGAAATTCGCCAAAACTTCTACTTAAATTATACCACGAATGCCTAGAAATTTGAAACGGAGAATTTAAATGGACTTACAACTTATACCAGTAGATGGAGATGGACAAAGGGTTGACTTGAATCCATCAGCTATAAAAGATATGGATAATGTCACACTTACAGAATTTTTAGCTCAGGCAAAGATTATAGCTGACCTTTATAAAAAGGGCGAAACTGAGGTTAAAAAACGGCTTGATGAAGGACAACAATTTAATCGTTTGAGTTATGGCAAAGCAGCACAACAAAAAGTCTTAACCATGACTAATAAACAGAAATATGACTTAGTTAAGGCTCATGGTTGGGACTGTGTAGAGCCAATTACTTTAACTAAACTCAAGAGCAAGTTTGGAGATGGAATCGAACAAGAACTTGAGCAGTCCATTGTTTATAAAGATAAGAAAGCACCTCTTAAATGGGATGCGTGAGGTAAATCATGGCAGATTATGAAGAACAAATGCTTGCCTTACAAAAACCTTTGCAACCAGACCGAGTAGTTTGGAGAGTTCAACAATCAGGATTTTCTAAGCAAGGGAAACCTTGGGCTATGGTTCTTGCTTATATGGATAATCGGGCAGTTCAAGAACGATTTGATGAAGTTTTTGGAATTGCTGGATGGAAGAACGAATTCAAAACAGCTCCAGATGGCGGGACATTATGCGGTATATCCGTTAAGTTTGGAGACGAATGGGTCACCAAATGGGATGGCGCAGAAAATACTCAGGTTGAAGCAGTTAAAGGTGGGTTATCCGGCTCAATGAAAAGAACTGCTGTCCAATGGGGAGTAGGTAGATATTTATATGACTTACCTACCAGTTTTGCTCAAACATCACTTGAAAAGACTGATGGTTGGAACAAAGTTTTTGATAAAAAAGCAGGAAAGAACTTTTGGTGGAATAATCCACAGCTTCCAAGTTGGGCTTTACCTCAGGATTCAAAGGTTAAAAATACAAAAGCTGACTTTACTGAAGAAGAGGTACCAACTCCACCTAAATTATATGTTGTTGGTAAAGATAAAAAAGAATTTGATGAGAAAAAGCTTCAATCTGTAGTTAATAAGATGGTAAGTATCGCTGGAAAAGACTATGGGGCAAGTATTGATGAACAACAATATTGGCTAAAAATGCCACTTGATGAAGCTTACAATGATATCGAAAAATTCGTAGATATAAAAAAAGGAAGAATAAAATGATTAACAATGTCACTCTAGTAGGAAGAATCACTAAAGAACCTGAACTTAGATATACACAACAAAATAAAGCAGTTGCTTCATTTACTCTTGCAGTTAATCGTCAATTTAAAAATGCTAATGGAGAAAGAGAAGCTGACTTCATCAATTGTGTTATCTGGGGTAAATCAGCCGAAAACTTGGCCAATTGGACTCATAAAGGTCAATTAATTGGAGTTATTGGGAATATCCAAACTCGAAACTATGAGAACCAACAAGGGCAACGTGTTTATGTTACGGAGGTTGTCGCAAGTAATTTCCAAGTACTAGAAAAAAGTAATCAAGTAAATGGTGAACGAGTTGGTAATCCAGCTGCAAAACCACAAAATAACGATTCTTTTGGAAATGATCCAATGGAAATTTCAGATGATGACCTGCCATTTTAATTAACAACCAGGTGCAGCGTGCGTAACAAATGCTTAAATTCGAGGGGATAGGCAATGCGCAACATCCCCCAGCCTTTAATTTGAAAAATAAAACTTGAAATAAATATAGAAGAAAGGAAGAACGCATGAAATTTGAAACATGGAAAAAAATTGAGTTTATTAACTCTCCAAAAATTGTTGGTATTCCAGTAGGCGAATATGAGATTAGCAGCCATGGAAATTTGAGACAAGTTATAAGTGATAATATTCGCAAGAAAGTAAAAATAAATACCACATCAGACCAGCGGCCAAGATATGGTTTTACACTCGATAACGGAAAACGAGTAATGCCATTTATACATCAATTGGTAGCACAGGCATTTATTCCAAATCCTGAAGGACTGCCAAATGTTAAACATATTGATGGTAACAAATCAAATAATTATGTTGGAAATCTACGGTGGTCTAAGTAATGGCACAAAGAAGAATGTTTAGTAAAGAAGTAACAACGAGTGATTTATTCGTTGATATGCCGTCATCAAGTCAACTTTTATACTTTCATTTAGGAATGGAAGCTGATGATGAAGGTTTTATCGGTAATGCAAAAATGTTAAGCAGAGCATACGGTTCAAATAATGATGATTTGAAACTTTTGGAAGCCAAAGGATTTATCATTGCATTTCCGAGTGGAGTCACAGTTGTTAAAGATTGGAATTTGAACAACAAAATAAGAAAAGATAGACAAAAACCAACGATATATACAGAAGAAAAAACACTGTTATCTCTTGATAGCAAAGGGTCTTATCTACTTGGCAACCAAGTGTCAACCATTCCGCAACCAAATGACAACCAAATGTCCGCACAGGATAGGATAGGAGAGGTTAGGTTAGGTAAGGATAGTATAGGTAAGGATAGTATAGACGCTCCGCAACCAAATGCCTTCCAAGAAAAAAGTTCAGGAGAAGATATAAACTCACTTCTTTCTGAATATCTTGATTCGTTTATTGAATTCTCTAGTAAAAATATTGCAAAAAGAGCAATGGCACAAGTTGAATTCATGAAACTCTCATCAGAAGAAAAGAAACAAGCAGTAATCGGAGCTAAAAATTACTTTGAATGGTACAAACAAGAAAGTCCAGAAGATAAAACAAAAAAATTTAGTATAAATGCCTATGCGTTTTTAGAAAGTGCAACTTTTAAATCATTCCAGCAAAAAGTAAAAGTTAAAAAAGAAACTCTAGGGGGTCTTATCTAATGGCTTTTGATACATGGAGAGATGACGGAGAGTTTGCTATCAAAGCGACTGATGTTTTAAAAAACTATCAAGAAGGTGGGGAACTTGGAACTTGTGAAGTTCACGGCTGTGAGATTATCGGCTCTAAAAAACCGGTACTGTCTTATCCTAAGAATGAAAAAGGCGAAGTGATTGGAGAACCTTACTTATATGATGTAAGAGTTTGCCCGATGTGACATGCTGAAGGAATAAAGACAGTTGCTACTAAAGCTGTCAATGACTTCTTAGGAGAATTCAAAGCTAAAAAAGGTATTGATTTGACTAAAAATGTCATTGTTAAATATGATTTCGCTGATGAATTAAGTGTTGTATCTTGTGACAATATGGTCAAGTGGATTGTTACCAATGTTGGCAGACAGAAAAAAGTAAAACGATTAAAGGTCAGAAAGTACATACAGATTGCTGAAAATAGATTTTCTAGTGATGAAGCAAGAGAAAAATATTTGAAAATATTACATGATATTGAAGAAGCAGAAATTATTATTTTCGATTCATTGGCAGATTTTACAGCAAATCAAGCTGAAAAAGCATTGACTCCTTTATTAAGCGCAAGTGATAACTGCTCAATTATTATACTAACAATTCCAGAAAGTGATGAAAGGCTTGAACAATTGCCAGCAAGATTGAAATTTAAACTCAATAATGCGCAAGTAATGAATTTCTCAAGTACAGGACACCAAAGATGAAGTTCCAGCAAACTAAAAAGTCAAAATATGGGGCAAAGAAAACAACGGTTGATGGTATTGTATTCGATAGCAAAGCTGAATCAATCTACTATTTGCAACATAAAAATGATGAGCGGATGACCATGCAAGAGAAGTTTGTTCTTATGGATAAATTCAGATTGAACGGAAAACTTTATAGAGAAATAGCTTATAAAGCGGACTTTGTTTTCAGAAATGAAGCTAACGAGATTATCAAAGTTGTCGATGTAAAAGGCATGGTCCTACCTGAATTTAAAATGAAAGCAAAATTATTTGCTAACAGATATGGAATTCCGATAACAATTGCTAAGAAAGTAGCGAGAATGAATATGTTCGAGGAGAGCGAGATATGAGTAATATATATAAATGTAAAAAATGTGGTATCCCATTTTTCCATTGTAATTCATGTAAAGCATGGCATTCAGAATGCATTTGTGTAAATGGTCAAAGACAAATTATTTATGATGAACCAAAAGAATCAAAAATTAAAACAAATTTTGTCACTTTGAAAAAGCTGTATGGATTGGCAAGAAATAACAATTTCAAAGCCACTAAAAAAGAGTTATCTGTGAAAATCAGCGGTCGAACTAAACACAATCACGAACTTTCTCAGCTTTACTTAGATATTTGCAATAAATACAACCACTCAAAGCAAATGAAGTGGAAAGATTTATACAAAATACTTGAAGAATTAATTCCAGGTTTAGCAATTGAACTTTAATAGCTCTAATTCATGAAAATTACGGTTACATTGAGCGCTTAAACCATTTCATGGACAATTTATCACGAACTAGGCAAAAGCGCTTAAAAGCTAAAATATGAGGTGTTATTATGACAACGCAAAAAGAAAAAAATGTCCTAGATTTTAAAGATAAGGATATTTTGAAAAACCATAAAGTCGCTGACAAAGATGACGAATGGTTTCATGAACAATGGAAAAATAAGCTAAGTGGATTGAAAGAGGCAGGAGATGGCAAGATTAGAAAAAATTTATGATGTATATTTCAATGGGATAAAAATGGGGACTGGTACAAAAAAAGAGCTTTCGAAAATGCTTCTTGTTTCACCTCATTCAGTCGCTGGATGGGTTAAAAATGGAATGGCTAATTCTCCAAAAAAGAATGCAGTAAAAATCGCCATTGTAAATGAAAAAGCGATGATGGAAAAATATCCCGGTTGGAAGCCTTATGGTGGTTCAAAGTCTAAGATTTCTGATGAAATAACCGATCGTGACCGTAGAAAACACGAAACAAAAGAAGAACGTAGATTGCGAAGAAATATCAGAGCACAAATGGCAATCGAAAATTCGAGAAAAGACGACAGTGTCTTTAAATAAAGGATAAACAATGAATAAAAAATTAATCACAACAGCAGTAGTCGCAGCAGGAATCTTTGGTTCAGCAACTTTTGGAGCTTATGCAGCTAATGCGTGGGCAGGACATCAAAATATGGTCGCTGTGCAACAGAATATCTCTATCTTGAAGCAACGCTTGCTAGACCGAAACGAACAGCTTAAACAGGCTAATAATAGCTCACAGCAATATGCAGACCGATTGAATCAATTGAACAATCAAATTAACCAGTTGAAAGACCAAATCAATCAAGATAACTCAAATTTGCAAAATCAAGCTGCTAATTATCAGAATCAACTGAACGCACTCAACCAACAAAAAGAAGAAGTTATTAGACAATTAAATCAAGCGAACCAAGATAAAGCGAGTATGGCGCAACAAGTCAATGACTTGAACTCTAAGCTATCTGCCGCTCAACAAAAGACTGACGAGTTATCTCAGGCTGTGACTGATGCACAACAGACAAAAGATTTGTCAGATGATGCTGTCAATGCGACGAAGTGAGGGATGAGATGAAGTGTAAAAATTGCAACAAAGAAATTGAATATGTAAATTGCCATTACTTCACTCAACAACTTCACCCAGTAAGTTTAGGTGCCTACGAAGGGGAAGAATATTATCAAGCTGAAATAAAAGGCGGTGGAGAAGAAGCTTTTTATATCAACGTTCCGACTTTTATTACTGCTCTCGAATTTACTGATTCAATTCCTGATTTAGTAGATAGTATCTCTTGTCCTGAATGTGATGAGTTCCCATTCAAGAATAATGCGGTTGAGCTCTACAACGAAACCGTTGATATGGTTTTTATGGGAGAGGAGTAGCTAGATGAAGTGGACTGAAAAATATAAATGTGGATTTTCAAATGGTTCAAACTTTGAATCAGTAGAATTTCTACTTGATGTTGAAAATTCTAATGAAACAAAATTATTTTTTAAAGCTTATGACGCAAATCTATGTCCTTTGCCAGATGCATCAACTTGGAGTAAAAAATGGTTGAAAAAGCAAGTTAAATTTCTTAATACTGTAGTATCAAAGGACTTTATCGGAGAAGTTTGGCTAGATGATGTACTGGCTAGGAGTGTATAAATGACAGTTGAAAGTTTACTAAAAGTGATTGAAGAAGGTATGACAGTTATTTTAAAAACTGAAAAAAATCGAATCATAGTCCAATTTGAATGTGGTAATGATATTGAAGCTTTCAGTTGCGGTTTCCTTTACAGAAAAATAAAAATTATCAAAATAAAAAATGGTAGCGAACTAATCGCTATCTTGGAGGACACGAAAAATGACTAAAGAAGTGAAAAGACCAACTAGCAATATCAGCGGAAATAGTATTAAACCAGCACTAAGCGAATCTGTGGAATTTTACATCGATAATAACAGAAAGGCTTATGAGTGTATTCGTGAACAAGATGAATATATTGATTATCTTGAAAGTAAACTAAGTAATGCAAAGCCACAGCAAGCCCTGCCAGTCGTGCCTGATTACGTAGGTAATGCAGTAATGAAAATTAATTTAGAACATTTATTTACTGGATATACCAACGGAATTAATGGAAAAGCGAAAAACTGGCTAGAAAGACACAAAGGAGTAAAATCTCTAGGATATTATGTTTGTCAACTTCGCTTTCAAGGTTTCACAATCGAAAAACCGCAGCTGTTCTATTTGAAGAATAAGCTGACGAGAAAATATCTAAGAAAGTCAAAACACACCAAAGACGACTGGAACGAAGATTTTGACAGGGTGGAAACTGTAAATAATAAAACCAAATTCACTCAAGCAGAAATCGACAGCATGGAAACTGGAAGCTATGAACAGATTGAGGTGGCGGAATGAGCGAGAAAAAATATTATGTGAAATTGAAATCTCCTAATAATCATAAAGGAATTTGGTGGTGCGGAGATAGAAGCGAATGGCAACCGTATAGTTATGACCCTGTATATGGAGAAGAGTTGGAGGATTGGGGAGAGCGAGAAGTAATCGGTTGGAAAGTTTCTAAATTCATACTATCTTTCACAAAATCAGAACTTGGTAAAATCATGGGCGGTGCGATTTATAAAGGGTGTGTTTTGCCAGACGGGCATGAGTTTAGTTCGGATTGTAAGCCATGGATTAACCCACTCATTGAGCTTGTGCCTGTGGAGGACGGAGAATGAAAAGACAATTTGTAAAATTAAATAAAAATGCGACACTTCCAGAAAGAGCGACAAAACACAGCGCAGGTTATGATATTTCAGCAAGCGAAACAGTTACGATTCAACCTGATGAAATAAAAATGGTAAGTACAGGTCTAGCTGTTCAACTCGGACATGACGAAGTACTGAAATTATATGACCGCTCAAGCAATCCAGTTAAGCGTGGCATTGCATTGATTAATTCAGTAGGAATTATCGATTCAGATTATTATCCTAATGAATTCAAAGGCTTGTTTATGAATATCTCAAAAGAGCCTGTAACGATTGCTAAAGGACAACGAATTATGCAAGGTGTATTTGTCAAATACCTTACAACAGACGATGACAACGCAAACGGAGAGCGTACGGGCGGATTTGGTAGCACTGGGGAGGTGTAATGATGACACAAGAAACAGCAAAAGCAGTTATTGACAGATTACAAGGTGAAGCAGGGTATGCAACAGGCGGATATGTTGATAGATTAGTATTTTCTAGTCTTGATGTTCATGAAATGTTGAATGAAATCGAACAAGCGATTGAATCTGACAAACTTTCGGTTGAAAAATTCAAAGAACAGCTTAACACTGCGAAAAAGGCACTGACAAACATTAAGCTGAGAACTGAACGTGATGAACTAGAAACATATTATGTTGAGAGAAACCATAATATTCGTAAAGATGCTATTGATGCACTAGCAGCGATTGGAGGGGATGATGGACAATAAAAGAATTTCTGAAATCGTTGACGAAGAAATGATTAAGCAAGATGCAAACAGATATCGTGATATGAGGAAAATTCTCACGATTCCGAAAAGCATTGCGGATGAAATTGATTGTGTTGTAAATCCTATAGGACAAATAGTATTAAAAAGTGGAATTCTAAGTGATTTTACTGTTGAAGCTATAAGTTGGATATATAAAAACAATGAAAATGGTTATATTGCCATTGCTTATGCCAACCCTCTTACTCGTGATTTAGTGAAAGTGGTGGAGGGATGACAGCTGAGGAAATCGTGCAGAACTACCAAATTAAGTTGATGAAAATTATATTCAAAGAAATTGATATCCTGATGACAAAAAAAGAAAATGCGGATATTAACGCACATAAACTTGCTGAAAATGGGAACTCTGTCAGAACATCGGCGTATTGGAAATCAGTAGGGAATGCAGAGTTTTATATTAAAGAAACTTACCAAAAGTTGAGTGCTTTAGCAGAAATGGATAGACTTTTCCGCTGGTCGGAACGTCTGCACCAAGAACAATTAAAATTTATAGAAAAGTATCCAAGAGTTATGGATAAATACCGACAAACTAATATCGCTGGTCAATGACTGGTGGGGAGGGATTGAATGAAAGTAAGAAACGATGTTGCAGATTGGCTAGAATCAAGTGATGAACAGACTTTATGTGATGATTTTTTGACAGAAGAACACGAATTTGACAACTATCTAGGAAAACTTGCTTTAAATTTAGGATACAACTTTGTGACTGATTTTATTGTTGATTTAAAGCGAAATGGATTTGTACGAGAAAGCCAGACGAATACTGGTATGAGGGTAATAAAATGAAACTTTTGTGTAAGCTGTACGGGCATAAGTGGTCGAAATGGAGAGTTAATTTATTTAGCACTCATGAAGAACGCTCTTGTCGTCGTTGCTACATTACAGATAAACGCTTAAACCGCTCAGACCTTGACGAGTCAGGGAACGTGTTCCCTGAAAAATGGCTTGATAAACATATGGATTGAACGCAAAAAAAGCCCAAATCAAAGATAAGGGCTTCGGGGGATTAACAAAAATTAACGTGAGGATGTGTCCATGCAAGATAAACAAGGTCTAACCTGGAGTGATGGATATATTTCTTTAACATATTCCATGGCATCAAGGTCATTTTCAAATTGTTTATTAATAAGATACGAATCAGTGACTGTCGGACGATTGGGGCAAGCACCTTTGTGTACTTCATGATAACCGCTAAAGTCGCCAGTTTTATTTACAACATAACTCATGATTAAATCCTCCTTCAAATAGTTATATTCTATTATTTTAAAACTTTTATTAGTCTAGCACAAGGAATATGACTTGAATAAGGGAGATAATAAAAAGCCCAAGCTGACCAAGCTTGAGCGAAATACTGAACAATATTGCGAAGTTTATTTTTGGTCTTAAATATTATAGCACACAGAACAATAATTTATACCAAAATAAAAAAGCCCGAACTGACCAAGTTCGAGCTTCGCATGTAAAAAATAACACTTTTTCATTTTATTTTGTGGTCAGTTATATTATATCACATACTGAGCTAGGAACTCGCTAAACTCAACTGGAGGAGAAAATGTTTAAAAAATCAGGAGAAATTATTGGTAATGCCTTTGTGTGGCTGCTATTTATAGCAATTTGCTTAATATTTTTAGGGTTATTACTCCGAATATTGCGCTTTATATGGTTTGGGTACTAAAAAACTCCACACTTGGTCAGTAGTATGGAGCAACTAATTATCAACTTAGTTCGTGTAATATATTTGACCAATGTATATTATACACTATTAAACAAAAAAAGCCCACGGCAATGGGCTTCGGCAACTGAATTTCTAACTTAATTATACCACAAAAGGAGAATTTGATGAATGGCAGATAAGTTAGATAGAATTATTGGAGATTACGTTAATGGCAGACTTGAAGCTAGAATAAAATCAATTGAAAGCAGATATCTTTATAAGCAAAAAGTGGATAACTTGGGAATTCGTACAGCTTATTCTGGTGGTTCTGAACCTGAAAGTCACGTCTTAAATAAAGAAGCACTTGAAAATGATGAGGAATTAATCAGATTAATAGAATTGATAAGACAAATCGACATCTGGTATCTACCTTTGATTCAAGTTGAAAAGGAGGTAATAAGACTAAAATGCGAAGGATATAATGGCAGATACTGGTATCAAGTAATGCAAGAATTGGATATTCAAGGATTTGAAGTTCCACAGAAGAAAGCTAAAGCTGCTTATTATAAATTTAGAAATGACATCTATTCTTTTGTTATTCACTTAATTTGAGAGGGACAAAATAGGCAAAAAAAGAATCGAAATTGCCTAAAATTGGCACCTCAACCCTTGTTTTTGCTGATATACTTGTATTATGAAGTAAAAGGCAAAAGCACAAATATCATAAGTATCGGTTTGAATTTACTTCATAGTTAGTGGCTATTTTACATAGCGAGACGTTGCTGGACGATAAAACCAGCGTAGCAAGTGACTGGCAGATATTAGGCATAATATCTTTGCGAGGTTCGACTCCTCGTCTTGCTATATCCAACATTGTTTGGGGCTGATAATACTAGTACAGTTGCCGAATAATATTAATAAGTCAGTGCGGTTGGAGCTGACAGCAAGGACAAGGAACGACTTCGCTATTAGAAGTTATAGAGTTCGAGCCTCTATCTTGCTATTATATTTTATTACAGGTTGTCCAATGGGCAGCCTTTTATTGTTGGATTCACAAATAAGATAGGAGGGAGGTATGAAACTTACTGAAAAGCAGAAGAAGTTTGCAGATTATTACATAGAGTTAGGAAATGCAACGCAAGCAGCCATTAAAGCAGGTTATAGCAAGAAAACAGCTAATAGAATTGGCCCTGAAAACTTGTCAAAACTTGTAATTAAAAAATACATTGATGAAAGAATGGAACAGATCGCTTCTGAGCGTATTATGAGCGCACAGGAGATACTTGAAAGACTTAGCCTTATAGCTAATGCAAAAATAAAAGAAACGGTTGTAGTAGCCAATGCAGAGGGATATTCGGAAGTTGAGAAGCCTCCTGATTTCAAAACGCAGATACAAGCAATGAAGGAACTTCTTAAACGTTATCCTGGTAATGATAAATTACTTGAACAAACTCTTCGCAAACTTACTGCAGAAGCTGATATTGCTGAATTCAAAGCTGCAATGATACAATCTGCAACTGATAAATCAACTGAAGAAAAATTGGATGAATTGCTCGGTAAGATTAGCGAGGTTATAGATGATAAGTGATATTTATAGCAAAAAACAAATCGATGTTTTAAAGGAAACAGTAAATAAAGATTGGTTCATTGCATTGCTTCATGGTGCTAAGCGTTCAGGAAAAACTAAGATGAACAATGACTTATTCTTGTTTGAATTAAGGCGTGTTCGTAAAATAGCTGATGAAGAGGGCGTTAAAGAGCCTATGTATATCTTGGCGGGTGTTTCATCGAATACAATAAATAAGAATATCTTGCAAGAACTTTATAATATGTACAATATAGAACCCAAGTTTGATAAGCATAACAACTTTAAATTATTTGGTGTAAAAGTAGTTCAAGCATACACTGGAAATATCGGTGGAGTTGGTGCTATTCGTGGTATGACTGCTTATGGAGCTTATGTTAATGAAGCTTCACTCGCTAAACAAGAAGTATTTGCCGAAATTGTTTCTCGTTGTTCAGGTAATGGTGCAAGGATTCTCGCAGATACTAACCCTGATAATCCTGAGCATTGGTTAAAGAAAGAATATATAGATAAGCCTAACGAAAATGTTAAGGCTTTTCATTTTGAATTAGATGATAATACTTTTTTATCTGAGAGGTACCGTGAAAATATCAAAGCAGCAACTCCAAGCGGTATGTTTTATGACCGTGATATAAAAGGACTTTGGGTATCTGCTGACGGCGTGGTTTATCAAGACTTCGATAGCAACAAACATTATATACAATCCAAAGACTTACCTAAACTATCAACATTCTATTGCGGTGTTGACTGGGGGTATGAACACTGGGGTTCAATTGTTGTTATCGGAGAAACTGACGATGGAATAGCTTATTTAATCGAAGAGCACGCAAAACAACATGAAGAAATTGACTATTGGGTAGATATAGCAAAGGGAATTCAAGAACGTTATGGTTCAAGAGTTCCCTTCTATTGTGATTCTGCTCGTCCTGAGCATGTTGATAGGTTTAAACGAGAACACATTGAAGCGTTTAATGGAGACAAAGCACGTTTAACTGGTGTTGAAGCGGTTGCTCGTAGGTTTAAGAAAGATAAGTTATTTATTTGTAGAGATAAAGTCGAGAAATTCCCGAATGAGATTTATCAATATGTTTGGGATGAAAAAAAGGAGAACCAATAAAACTATTCGATGATGTACTTGACTCTTTACGATATGCGATTTATAGCAATGAAGTTAGAAATGGTAAGACAGCTGAAATAGTCAATAAAGTAGGTTTTGGTTTTTATTAAGGAGAAATATGGCAATTAAAATAAATAGAGAGATGGCAGGAGACTTAAACAACCCATCTTCTGAATTGCTTAATCATTGTATTAATCAGCACCAAAGTGACTTTTGGCGTTTAGAAAAACTATCTGATTATTACGATGGCAAGCAAGACATTTTAAAACGAACAAAAGATAATGCTGCAACACCTAATAATAAAGTTGTAGTCAATCATGCAAAGTATGTTACTGATATGAATGTGGGTTTTATGGTGGGAAATCCAGTAGCTTATACAAGCAGTGATGATATTCAATCTATTCTTGATGCTTATACAAAAGTTGATATTGTCTCTCATGATACTGAACTTGAAAAAGATTTGTCAGTATTTGGGATAGGTTATGAATTAATTTATATGAATCAGGAACCTCAAACTGGGAAAGTATTTGCTGACATTAAATGTATTGATCCAAGGGGTATTTTCCTTGTTACGGATGATACGATTGATACCAATCCTTTATTTGCAGTACATTATCAACCAGTATATAACCTTCAAGGAGCTGTTGATTATTATCTTGTTAAGTACTATAACGACAATAGAGTATTGACATATAGAGCGGATTCTATTGGTTTCGGAGATTATCAATTAATTAAGGCTCTACCACATTATTTTAAATCAGTACCTGTTATTGAATATCGTAACAACGAAGAAAGACAAGGAGATTTTGAGCAAGCAATTTCATTGATTGATGCATACAATCTTTTACAATCTGACCGTTTAAATGATAAAGAAGCCTTTGTTGATGCAATTCTTTTTATCCGTGGGTTTACCTTACAGGATGGAGATGGTGCTAGGTTAGCAAAAGAAAAGATGATGCAGACATCATTTAAACCTGGTGAAGTAGATGCTAGTTATCTTACTAAACAAATGGATGAGAATTCGGTAGCTGTGTTACGTGATGCGCTACTGGAAGATATTCATAAAGTAACTTATGTGCCCAATATGAATGATAAAAACTTCTCAGGAAATGTTTCAGGCGAAGCAATGAAATACAAACTCTTTGGCTTGCTACAACTTATGTCAGTGAAGTCAAGATACATGGTAAAAGGGCTTAGACAACGCTTGATTCTCTTTGCCAATTATTTAGAGATTGGTAATAACAATGTTGATATTGACGGTATCAAGATTAAGCTCAAACCTAATTTGCCAATCAATACAACTGACATTGTGAATCAAATCGTTCAGGCACACCAAGCAGGAATTCTACCTCTTAAAGTCTTGCTTTCATGGCTTCCAGATATTGATAATGTTGACGAAGTAATTGAACAGCTTCAAGAGGAAAAAGAGGAAGCTATCGAAATGAATCAAAAAGCTATGGGTGTTCAATCAGAAGAAAGCCACTCTAATCTTGATGATCCACCTGATGAAAATGAGGGAGAAAATCAAGATAACAACAATAACCAGTCTGACAATCAGACCAATCAAAAAGGAGACCAAGAAAATGGCCAAAACAAAAACAACAAAAAACAAAACTCAAAAAACTAATGCTAAAGCAGCAAAAACTCCTAAAGTAACTAAAACTAAGGCAAAAACTGCTTCTAAAACAGCAACTACTAAAAAGAAAGTAGTCAAAAAACCAGTAGTAAAAACAAAAAAAGCTAAATGATTACTGCCAAATTCAAAAAGAAAAACAATCAAATTTACTGGTATCAAGTGACAGGCCATGCAGGCTTTGCAAATATTGGTAATGATATTGTATGTGCTGGGGTTTCTGCCTTATATATCACAGTCACCAATGCGTTGTTATCCTTTGGTAAGACTTTTGAACGTGAAGAAGGATATTTTATACTTGATCCAACAGATAAAGAGTTAGCAAGCCTTAAGATACTTTATGATGGAATAGTTTCAATAGCTGAGCAATACCCTGAACATGTAATAGTAGAGGAGTAAAAAGAATGTCTGACTACTGGCAAAAAAGAGCGATTAAAGCCGAAAAGAAAGTAAATGACGGTGCTAAACAGCTTGAGGAAGTCGTAGCGCAGGCATACAAACAAGCTCAGTCATATTTAACGAAACAGATTGCTAAATTATTTAATCGTACTAAGCAGCAAACGGAACTGACAGATGATGAAGCCAAAAGAATGCTTAATGAAACTGTTCCTATTTCTGAATTAGTTGAGCTTAGAAGATTAGCTAAAGATATCAGCAACCCTGATTTGCAAAGAGAAGCTAAAAAGCGGCTCACAGGACTGGCACTTAAATCAAGAATTACTCGTGCAGAAGATTTAAAAGCAAAGTCTTATCTAGTAACAAAACAACTTGCGGATGTCCAGCTTGATAAGCAGACATCTTTTTATGTTGACACGATAGATGAAGCTTACAAAGAAACTGCTGCTGAAACGATTATTCGTGAAGCTCAAGCAAAAGCTAAGAATGGTATTGTTAAAGAAGTTTGGAATAAGAAAGATTACAAGTTTAAAGAGTTATCTACAAAATCAGTTGAAAATATACTTGACAGTCACTGGTTAGGAAGTAATTACTCTAAAAGATTATGGGGAGATACTGAAGCCTTAGCCAAACGATTAGAACAGCTCTTCACGGTTGAAGCTTTAACTGGAATGAGTGAGTTTCAAATGGCAAAGGCAATTGCTGGTGAATTTGACCGCTCAATTAACGTTGCTAGGCGTTTGATTCGTACTGAAGCGAATTATATGGCGAACCAAGCAAAGCTCAAATCGTGGCAAAACAATGGCGTTGAGAAGTATCAAATCATTGCTATCTTAGATTTGAGAACATCGCAAATTTGTCGTCATAAAGACCATAAGATATTTCTAATATCTGAAGCAGTTGTAAATGGCGCAGAGGGGACTTACCCGCCTTTTCATCCGTGGTGTCGTTCAGTTGCTTCAATGTATTCAGAGCGACTAAACAACATAACTCGCAAGGCGCTTGACCCTATCACTGGTAAAACATTTGATATTAAAGGAAGCACAACTTACAACGAATGGATGGATAAATTAAAATCAATGCATCCAGATATTGAATTTAAAAGTAGCGAATGAGGTGATCTAACATCTCGCAGTTATGCGTGAAATAACAACTACTTAAATACACAAAGCGTTTGTCACTGACAGGCGCTTTTCTTATGTCCAAGCGTGAAGACTTTAAAAGCTTCGGAAGTGCAAGCATTGAACCACTTAAAAAGCAATTGGAAAGGATTAATAACATGAAAATCGCAACATTATGCGGAAACAGTTTACTCAAACTCAACTTGCAACAATTTGCTGAAGGTCAAGAAGGCGGTGAGGGTGGAGAAGGAACTGGCCAAGAAACTCCTCCTGAATTCAACGCTGACAGTTTGACTGATGAACAAGTTGCAGCAATCAAAGAAAAGTTTGGTCTTAAAGATGATACTGATGTTGATTCAATTGTTAAGTCTAAACGAAGTCGTTGGCAGAAGGAACTTGAAGAAGAAAAAAACGAAGCTGCTCGACTTGCCAAACTTTCGGAAGAAGAACGCCAACAAGCGCTGATTCAAAAAGAAAAAGATGACTTTGAACAAGAAAAAGCCGCCTTTCGTCAAGAACAGTTACTTGTAGAAAAAGGCAAACAACTTCAAGAAATTGGTATTCCAAGCGCTTTTGCTGCTCGTATTCAAGGAAATACTGCTGAGGAAGCTATTAAAGATGTCAAATCTTTCAAAGCTGAATGGGATAAAGCCTTAGAAGTAGCAGTTAACGAAAAACTCAAAGCTTCTGTAGATACTCCACTTGGTGGAGGTGCCACACCAGGGAAACCAGTTGATATTTCAACTTTAACTTATGAAGAAGCGCTGGCACTGAAAAAAACAAATCCAAAAGCCTATGAATGGGCTACAAAATAAGGAGAAAAAACATGAAAAACAAAAAACTAAAATTCAACTTGCAACGTTTTGCTGGCGATGTAGTAACGTTCTTGAACTCACAAGTTGATCCCGAAGTTATGGGGCAAATGGTAGCTGCTCAATTGCCTAAAGCTATTAAGTTCTCAGGAATTGCTCCAATCGACACAACACTTGCTGGTCAACCAGGTTCAACAATTACATTACCTAAATTTAAATATTCTGGTGATGCTAAAGTCGTTGCTGAAGGTGCTGCAATTCAAATGGACGAATTACAAACTGCAACTCAAACTGCCACAATCAAAAAAGTTGCTAAAGGGATGGCTATTACTGATGAAGCGGTACTTTCAGGTTATGGTGATCCAGTAGGAGAGATTCAACGTCAAATCCGTATGGCAATAGCTTCTGCAGTTGACAATGAAATTGTAACTGTGGCTGATACTGCTAAATTAACGGTAACTGCTACCGTTGATTTGGGATTGATTGACAAATTAGAAAATACATTTGTTGAAGCTCCTGATGCACTTGAAGAACAAGGGTTTACTCAAGGTGTTCTTTTTGTTTCATACAAAGATGCTGCAACTTTGCGCCAAGCGGCTGGAGTTAACTGGACTCGTGCGTCTGAACTCGGAGATAATATCCTCGTATCTGGTGCGTTTGGTGAGGTATTGGGATGGACTATTGTTCGCTCTAAAAAAATCGCAGATGGTGCGCCAATTGCGGTTAAGCCTGGTGCAATGAAAACATTCTTAAAACGTGATGTTCTTGTTGAGTTTGACCGTGACATCACTAAGAAAGTGACGCAATTCACTGGCGATGAGCACTATGTTGTTGCCATCGTTGATGACACTAAAATCGTACGTGTAACAGCTCCACAAGGCTAATAAATGGCTAAATATAAAGTACTAGAGCGTTTCAGGGATATTGAAACCGAAGAACTTCACGAAGTTGGAAAAGTTGTTGAATATACGGTAAAACGTGCGTCCGAAATTCAAAACAATCTTAAGGAATTCGGTATCTCTTTTCTTGAACGAATTGAAGAGACTAAAGACAAGGAGTAACAATCTATGGACGATGATAAACTAAAGAACTCTATTAATCGCTTAAAAAGTGATTTGGAGATTGATGAAGTAAAGGCGATAAATTTAATCAATGATGCGGTTATTCTCGTCCTTGATTATACGAATCAGGATAAAATGTTGGATTCAATGTGGTTGTATGCTCGTCAGTTAGCCACAATTACTTTTAATCGTGAAAGTACAGAGGGAGAATCTAGTCGTTCAGAAGGTGGCGTTTCTCAATCCTTTATTGAAGATATTCCTTTAAATATCCAGCGTGGCTTGAATCGTTACCGACTCGGAAAGGTGGTTAGTTTTTATGCGCCTGATGAAACGTGACTTAACAACGGTTTATTTGAAAAGGATAGACCCAAACAACACGCAAGATGAAGAGGGAAATGATCAAGTTAATTATCTTGCTCCAATTGCTCTTGAAATGAATGTTCAGTCCGCAAGTGGTGCTGTCAATGCCACAATTTACGGCTCAAAGCTTTCAAGCATGAAATCATGTAAATATCAAGGTGATGAATTAAAAGAAGGTAGAGATGAAAACAGTGGCATCTGCTTATATGTTGATAAGGACAGTGACCCTGATTATAGAATCAAGTCGATTCAACATTATTCTACACACATCAATGTGATGTTGGAAAGGAGCGATGACATTGGGAGTTGAAATTAAAGGTTTGGACAGACTCAAAAGAAAAATTAATGCCATGCCTAAAATCTTAAATGACGCCGTAAATGATGCGACTTACGAAATCACTGAGTTGGTTCGTTCTGCAGCAGAATTAAGACTGGCTTCTAGTATGAAATTCAGTTCTGGAGAACTACTTGGAAGTTTAAAGACTGAGGTTGTAGAAAATGCGGAAGGTAAAATAGTTGGGCGTGTCTGGTCAGATAAAGCTCAAGCCATTTATCGTGAGTTTGGTACTGGTCCAAATGGACAAGCAAGTTCTAAAGATTTACCAGAAGGTGTTAACCCAGTTTATACGCAAACTCGTTGGTTTATTCCAGCTGAGGAAGTTGGAATTGACTTGAATGAAATCTATGGAATGCCTAAGATTACTATTCAAGGCAAAGAATTCTACATCACAAGTGGTCAACCAGCAAGACCTTTCTTATATCCATCATTGAAAGAGATACTTCCACAAATGCCTGAGATATACAAAGAGCACGTTCAAAAGAAATTGAGGGAGCTTAAATAATGGAAAAAGTAAATATTAAAGTTGCTACTGTTTCCGTTTTAAGTGGTATATCTGAGATTAAAAAAGTAGCAACTGATTATCCGTCAACATGGAATGACTTTCCTACAGCTATTTACAGAACGGTTAATACGCCACATTTTGTAGATGGAAGTGGCGAGGAACTTCAAACAAAGTGGTCAATCACCATTGAATTATATTCTAAAAGTAGTTTGACCACTATCGTTAATAATATTATCGAACAATTTGGTGATATTGGTTTTACAGGCACGCAAAGAGATGCGAATACAGCAGATTTAAAGCGTGTCATTATTGAACTATCCGCAATCGTGGATAACAAAACAAAATACGTTTATTCGAAATAGGAGGAAATAAACATGACAACAGTAGCAGGATTACTTTCAAAAGATACAGTCCTTTCTTATAAAGATGGCGCAACTTCAAAACCTGTCGCAGCAGTAAAATCTATTCCAGCAATGGGATCTGATCCTGAAAAAGTAGATGTTACTCACTTAGGTTCAGCTAAGAAAGCATATATTGCAGGGATTCAGGATTCAGATAATTTGGAATTCGCAATCATTTATCAAGGAGACAACTTCAAAGATGTCGATACATTGGTAAAAGCTGGTAAGTCAGTAGATTGGACAGTGACTTATCCTGATGGTATGAAAGTCGACTTTACAGGTCAACCATCTTATAAATTTGACGGTGTCGAAGTCAACCAAGCGCTTGGATTTAACTTAGTAGTGGTTGTATCAGCAGGCCCTAACTTTACACCAGCACCAGCTGGCAGTGGTCAATAATTTAGCAATTAAAGGTTAGTCAGAGCGGCTAGCCTTTTTATTTTTTATAAATATAGAAATCGGAGAAACAAAAATGACAAAAGAAAATATCGTAAAACTTCCTGGAACTAAACAATTTGAATTTGGTGGCTTAAATCTTCAATTGCGCTTGGATGGTAAATCTATTATTGCTATTGAAAAACGCTTGGACGAATCACTCATGGGACTTTTTGTAAATGGTCAAGGTGGTTTTAAACTGCCAGCAACTAACAAATTATTGGTAGTGCTTCAAGGTGCAAACCAAACAAGCCGAGTTTCTGATTCAGATTTAGTTAACGCTTTTGAACGTTTTGTTGAAGCAGGAAACACTACTTTTGATTTGTTCAATGCCATTCAAGAATTGCTTGATGAAGCGGGTTTTTTCGGCAAGGACAAGAAGGAAAACGAAGCGACAAATGGGGAATCTCTGGACAACGAACCAGAAGCACCGAGCGAACTCCTTTAAAAACCTACAATAATTTATCCAGCATGCTTGAGGATTTATACCCTCAGGCAGTTGAAGCTGGTATTTCTTCTACTGATTTTTGGGCGATGACTTTTGATGAAATCATGGTCCAAGTAGAAGCAAATAAAAAAAGGCATGAGAACGAGCTAAAAGAAAAAGCGATGTTTGATTATACTCAACAAAGGCTTGGTATCTATGCTTTCAATGATCCAAAGAATTTCCCTAAATATGAAGATGCCTACCCTTTCTTGAATCAACTCAAGGAAGAAGTAGAGCAAGCAGTATCTGAGGAAGAAGAAAAGAAACAAGCGATGCTTACTGACCAAGAAATCATGCGTCAAAATGCAATGTTAATTCAGGAAACTCGTAAAAGAAAAAGTCAAAAGACAAATTAAAAAGTATTGAATAGAAAAGGAGGTGAGAAATATGGAATTAGAAACGCTAGAGATACTGTTTGATGCAAATACTGCAAAAATGGATGAAGCGCTTAGTAAAGTTTTACCTCGTGTAGAAGCAATTATGTCAAAGTTTGAGAATATCACTGGAAAGTCTATGAAAAAGACCGAAGATAATCTGAATATTGATAAAGGTGCAACACAATTTGGCAAACAGTTAGAAAAAATGAATCAAACTTTTGAAAAGATGATGGGTCATCTTGAAAGTTCTTCTAAAAAATCATCAGAAAGTATTGGAGATAATTTATCTACTGGTTTTAAGAAAGCACGTCCTAAAGTATCAAAAGAAATTGATGCCATGCTAAATGAAATTAATGCAAAAATGGGTCAAGCTAAAGCCGCTCAAGAAAAAGTGGCTTATCTTAAATCACAGCGTCAAAGTTCTTCAGCAAAAGGAGATGGCGGTCAAACGGTCAAATATGATGACCAGATTGCACGGGCTCAGGCATCAATGGTTAAATATCAAGACCAAGCAAAAAGTCTTGCTAGATCAATGAAGACTGAGTTTGATGCAGTGCCTTCGTCTTTAGAGCGAATTGCAAAAGTAATGGATGCCAATGAAGCTAAGTATTATACAATGCGTGAAAGTGTTCGAGCTTTACAAAAGGAATATCAATATCAACTAAAGCCAGTCGGAAGCTTTGACAAAGGATTTAAAAATGTTGATACTCCTGATTCATTGAAAACTGCTCAAAAAATGCAAGCACAGTCTGACAAAATGCAAAAGCTAGCAAGCAGTAATGATGTTCTACAAAAGGAATATCAAAGAACAGAAGAGCGTGCAGAATCATTAAGAAAGGCAATCGGACGAATTAACTCAGTTCTTAGCCAATCGTCAATGGCAACTGGGACAGCAGCAGCTGGAGCTAGTATGACAGGTTCAGGATTGAAACAATCTGAACGTGCTGTTTCTAAATATGGCGGAGTATTTAACCGCATGTCAAACTCCATTTCTCACGGTGCTGGAGGAATTGGAAATGGATTGAAAAATTCATTTGGGATATTGGATAAATTTGGAAATCTCTTTTCGAGAAATTCAAATAAAGTTACACAAGGCACCCGTAGTATGTCTATGGGTAACAATGCATTTCTTCAGTCTATGAAATATTTGTTGCCTTCATTAATTGTTTATCAATTAATTGGTGGAGCAATAAGTAAATTAGCTGGCGGAATGATGAGTGCTTTAAAGACAAATGATCAGTTTTCAAATTCACTTAATCAGATTAAAGTTAATTTAATGACTGCGTTCTACCCTATTTATACAGCCATCTTACCTGCAATTAACGCTATGATGAGTGCTATTGCTACGTTGACAGGACAGCTTGCAGCGTTCATTTCTCAGTTGTTTGGTACAACTTACCAAGCTTCTAAAAAAGGAGCTGAGGGTCTTTATAATAATGTTCAGGCAATGAATGATACAGGTTCATCAGCGACTAAAGCACAGAAAAAAGTTGATAAGCTTCAACGATCGCTTATGGGCTTTGATGAAATTAATCGTATTGGTTTGCAAGATAAAACTGATGATGACACTGACAAAGGGCAAGATACAAAAGCTCCAGGTATTGATTTTGGGGCTGCGACTGGTAGTTATTCAACTCCTGCTTGGATGAAGAACATTCAAAATGTCATGAAAGACTTCTTCAAACCGTTTCAAGACGCATGGAAAAATCAAGGGCAAAATGTCATGGACTCTTGGAAATATGCTCTAGGCCAAATTATCGGATTAGCTGGTTCAATTGGTAAATCCTTTATGGAGGTCTGGACAAATGGAACAGGTCAGTTATTTATTGAAAATATATTGATTTTACTTGCGGATGTGCTTAACATTATCGGCGATATAGCCAAAGCATTTAAAGAAGCATGGAATGAAGATGGTAGAGGAACTGCCTTAATCCAATCTCTATTTGATGGGCTGAACAGAATATTAGAATTACTTCATTCAATCGCTAAATCATTTAGAGAAGCATGGAATGATGGAACTGGTAAAGAAATAGCAGCAAATCTCCTTGAGATTTTTACCAATATTTTCAAAACGATAGGTAATCTCGCAGAACAGTTTAAAAAGGCTTGGGAAAAAGGCGGAACTGGTAAGAAAATATTTTCTGATATCTTAAAAATTGTTAATGGATTACTTGGTCATCTTAATAATATGACTAAAGCTACAGCCGATTGGGCTAAGAAATTAGATTTTTCTCCACTACTTAAGGGGATAGAGAAGTTATTAAAGAACTTAGAACCCCTCACCGACAACATCGGTGCTGGTTTAGAGTGGTTATACAAAAATGTTCTGTTACCACTTGCTAAATTTACAATCGAAGATGTGCTTCCTGTATTTCTTGATGCATTAGCTGGCGCTTTAAAAGTTATTAATGGTGTAATTGAAGTTTTAAAACCTTTATTTACATGGTTTTGGGAAAAATTCTTGCAACCTCTTGGTAAATGGGTTGGTAAAAATATAGTTGATGGGTTGCAAAATATAGCCGACGTCCTAAATGGCTTAGGCGACTGGTTGGCAAAAAATAAAAACTTTTTACAATCTGCAATAAAAATGGGAACAGATCTCATTGATGGTTTACTCAAAGGTATTGGAGATAGTTTAAAAAACATTGGTGCATGGTTACAAGAAAATCTTGTAGATCCAATAGTAAATGGTGTTAAATCATTATTTGGAATTCATTCTCCTTCTACTGTATTTGCTGAAATAGGAAGTTTCTTAATTCAAGGTCTATTAAATGGGATATCAAGCCTCATTGGTGGCGTTTCAGATTTAATTGGTGGAATTTGGAGAGATATTAAAAAAACTATTTCTGATAAAACACAAGAGATACTGGACACTTCAAAAGCCATTTGGGGGAATATCAGTAATGCTATAGGTGGTGCGGTAGACGGTGCTAAGAAATGGGTTAGTGATAGATGGTCTGATATATCTAAGACAACATCAGATACTTGGGATAATGTTAAAAAATGGACATCTGATAAATGGAATGATGCCAAAAAATCCATAAGCGATACTGCTGATTCAATTGGTTCAAAAGTTTCTACAAAGTGGTCTGAAATTAAAAAAGGTACATCAGATGCTTGGGACAATGTGAAAAATTGGACTTCTTCAAAATGGAATGATACTAAAACAGCAGTACACAGCACAGCTGATTCTATTGGATCAAAAGTATCGAGTAAGTGGAATGAGATAAAGAGCGGCACCTCAACCGCTTGGGAAAATGTAAGAAGTTCTGTTTCAAATGCTGCCAACAATGCAAGAGATAATGCTTCAAATGCATGGTCGAACATGAAAGATAGAATGGGAGGTTATGCAAATTCTATTAAATCTACTGCCAAAAGTGCGTTTGACAATGTTGCTTCGTGGGCTTCTGATATGGGCAAAAAGATTGGTTCAGGTCTTGAAAATGGAGTAAATGCAGTCAAAAGAGGTGCAGCCGCAATTGGTAATGGTATTGCTGGGGTCATTGGAGGTGCCGTTAACGGAGTCATTGACGGGATTAACTGGGTTCTTGGTAAAGTTGGTTCAGGTAATAGATTAGGTCACTGGAGTGTACCAAGATATGCTAACGGTACTGACGGTCACCCAGGAGGACCAGCATTAGTAAATGATGGCTCAGGGAGTCAATGGCAAGAAATGTATCGAACACCCGATGGTAAAACTGGGCTATTCCCTAAAGTGAGAAACCTCATGGTTGATTTGCCAAAAGGAACCCAAGTTTTGAGTGGTACTAAAACTGCAAAAGCAATGTCAGGAATGCCTGCTTATGCAAATGGTATCAGTGATTGGATGGGCGAAAAATGGAACCAAGCCAAAGAAATGGTTGGTGATATTTGGGACTATGCCACTCACCCAGAAAAGATTTTAAACATTGCAATAAGTAAGTTTACTAATCTTTCTCAAGCAGTTGAACCTGCGTTATCTATTGCTACTGGTGGGATATCTACTATAGCTAATGGAGCGATGGGGATGATTGAAAAGGCATTCTCAGAAGGCTCAGAAAGCTCATCTGGTACTGGTGTCGAACGTTGGCGACCAGTTATTAAAAAAGCTCTGTCAATGAACGGTGTATCAACTTCTGAGAACTATGTCAATGCTTGGCTAAGACAAGTACAAAGCGAATCAGGAGGTAATGAGAAAGCTGTCCAAGGTGGATATACAGATGTGAATACTTTGAGTGGCGACTTAGCTAAAGGATTGTTACAAACCATCTCGGCCACATTCAATGCAAATAAATTTCCAGGTCATGGAAATATCTTTAACGGATATGATAATGCACTTGCTGCAATTCATTATGCAATGGGGCGTTACGGTGACCCTGGTATGCTTCAAGTGATTGGGCATGGACACGGTTATTCAAAAGGCACGCCATATGTTCCTGAAGATCAGTTAGCAATGATTCATGAAGGAGAAATGGTTGTTCCTGCTAAATATAATCCATATAATTCTATCAGCGATTTCAAATCATTTGAAACTTTGCAGTTGCCTGAAATGTTCACAGACAAACCAACTGATTACAATAATTCTGGAAGCTTTGGTGGAGGTCAAGATGTTTCAAGCTATGGTTTGGCAAATATGAATGGTTCATTAACAAGTGCCATCATGTTGCTTGTTCAATCTTTAGGCGCACAAACGAGTCAAACTTCAAATGGAGATATTGTGATAAATATCGGAGGTAGAGAGTTTGGACGAATTGCAGTTTCAGAAATCAATAAATATCATCAACAGCTTGGGTACACTGAGCTTAATATTTAGAAGGAGGGATTATGTCTGCCGAATTACAATTTAATGGAGTGACGGTCAAAACTCCTAAAGAATTCAGCGTCAGTATTTCAACAATTGACGCTGACTCCTCAGGGAGAAATGCAAATGGAGAAATGGTAAGAGATGTCATTGCTCAAAAAACTAAATTAAACATCAAATGGGGCCCGTTAAGTGACTCGGAAGTGTCTGATATTTTGCAAAGAATTAATCAACCATTCTTCGTAGTAATCTATCCAGACCCACAAATTGGAAGACAAAGAAGTAAAACTTTTTATGCTGGGGATTCTACAATGCCTTCTTACTCATGGAATGATAAGTTTAAAGCAACGAAGTGGGAAAACTTATCTGTAAACCTGATAGAAAAATAGGAGGATAAGAAATGCTTATTGTCTCAGATGATTTTAATAATGCTATGAAAGCAGAGAATCGAAGATTTGAGACTCGAATAAAAGTTGGCGATAAAGTTTTTACAAAAAACGATATCAATAGTTGGGTATACAGTGGTGGTTCAATTTCTGGTGAAACATTCCAAATAGGTTCAACGTTTTCAAATTCTATAAAAATAGAGTTTTGTTCCATACTTGAAAATGTTAAAGAGTTGACAGAAGTTACTGTAGAAATCGGAATAGCAACTTATGATGCAGATTATCATTATGATAATATCCCGCCTGAAAAGGTTGGAAGTGCAAAAGTGGGTTATGCTAAATTGATTCATTATAAACCAACGGTTTATGAATATGTCTCCATTGGAACTTTTTATGTCACTAAGTGTGACCCAGATAGAAACGAAAACAAAACGACACTTGAAGCGAGTGATCGTTTTGTTTTTTTAGAAAATGAGTATGTTTCTGAACTGACTTATCCTGCTTCTATTCGAGATGTGGCTTTAGAAATTGCAAATAAAAGTGGTTCGATTATTAATGAAACAAATTTTTCAATGATTAGCACTTCAAAAATAAATAAACCTGAGGGCTATACTTTCAGGCAAGCAATAGGTTTAATTGCTCAGTTTGAAGCAGGTTATGCAAGGTTTAACCGAATAAATCAATTGGAAATCATGCAATTAATTGATCCTAAGTTTGCTGTTTCTCCAGCAGAATATTTTCAAAAGGGATTAACTAAAAACGAATTGATGTACAAAATTGGAGGTATCTCCTGTACTGTTTCTGTGAAAAAAGAAAGTGGTAATGAACAGGTAACTTATTTAGCAGGAAGCAATACGGGTCCACAAGTTACTTTAGAAAATAAGGTAATGACCCAAGATTTACTTGATAATATTTATCAGAAAATCAAAGATATCAATTTTTATCCTTTTACTTTAAATTGGAGAGGCAACCCAGCTTTAGAAACAGGGGATTGGCTAACGCTTACTGATAGAGATGGGATACCATTTAAGACTCCTAATTTAAGCTATATTCTAACTTTTAAAGGAGGGTTGACAGCAACTAGTTCAGCTAATACCAACTCTTCAGCTCAAACAATCTCAGCTTATTCTCCACCACTTAATCAAATCATTAAAGATATTAATTCTCGTGTTGATGCAGCGGGAAAAAATTCAGTCTATGATGGAACAGAAGAACCTCCTTATCCTAAAGAAGGAGATATTTGGTTCAAAAAGAATGGCCCAGATGATGAAATATGGGTTTATACGAAACTCGTGGACGGAACTTATGATTGGGTACTTCAAACCTCTACTCGATTACCAGATGATATACAAGAAAAAATTAATAATTCCGTTCCTTCTGATGAAATTGTAAAAACAATCAATTTATCACAAGAGATGGATGGTAAAGAATGGTTAAAGATAAAAGGGGCTAAAATTTGGTTGACTGAAGAAACCCGAATAGATGATGCGATTATTAAGGATGCAATGATAGGCAATTTAAGTGCTTCAAAACTATCGACAGGTACACTTAATGCAGCAAATGTCAACATCATTAATTTAAATGCTTCAAGTATATCAACTGGAACTCTTAACGCATCGTTAGTTAATGTTATTAATTTAGATGCTTCAAATATAACGGCGGGTACTATAAAGGGTACAAATCTTTCAATAAATTTAGGTACTGGAGCAGTACAATTTCAAAAAGGGTTTTTAACAGGGAATAATAATTTAATTCGCCTTGATATGGATAATAGTTATTTTCATTCTTTTGACTCTAAAGGTTCAGGCTTCAAAATTAATGGTGGCCAAGTCAGTTTTTTTGATGGTTTTTGGGGCAGAGATTCTAATTATTTAGGTTCTATTATGCTTGATGTTCTGTCTTCGGATTTTTCTGGATTAAAAGTCTATGGTCAAAAAGGTGCAAGTGTTCAAGGTGGTAACCATTCAATAATGGTTGGCTATAGCATATTAGGAAATAATAAAATTGGTCTTAGTGGAGATACTGGAGTTACTGGTAATTTATCTGTATTAGGTTCAAAAAATGCAGCACATGCAACCAGAGATGGAATCCGATTAACCCCAGCCTATGAAACGGCTGAGTCATATCTAGGAGATATTGGGACTGCAGAAACTGGCGAAGACTGCACAGTCGTTATTCCTATTGAAGAACATTTTTCTGATGTTATCAATACAGATTATGAATATCATGTGTTTTTACAAAGCTATAGTGAAGGATTTGCTTATGTTGTATCAAGAGACAAAACTGGTTTCACTGTGCAATCATCCGTTCCTAATCTCCCTTTCGCATGGGAAATCAAAGGTAAAAGGAGAGGGTATGAAAATGACCGCTTGACTTTGACTGATATGAAGTTTGAAGAAATAAAAGAAATTGAAGAACAAAACTTTAAAGAGGAGGAAGCATGAATAAAGAAATTGATGCAGAAAAATTAGTTAGTAAACTACTATCTAAAATTGCTCAATTAGAATTAGATAATGCCAAACTGACGGTATTAGTTGAAACTTATGAGCAAGAAAATTCTAAGGAGGTTGGGAAATAATGAGTTATGAAAAACAAACCTGGAATAAATATGACGAACTAAAAACTGAAGAAGAGAATATCGAAAATGGTGCGGTTGTTACTGATAATCGTATGAATCATATTGAAGATGGTATTTATTCACATACGATAGACATATCTAACCCTCACAAAGTTACGGCTGCACAAATCGGGCTTGGCAATGTTCAAAACTTTGGTTTAGCTACAGAAGATGAGGCTAAGCAGGGAATTAGCAATGCTAAATATATGACCCCTAGCCTTACTCAAGCGGTATTATCAGCTAATATTAATTCAATCGCCTACGCCAACAGCGCAGACGGCACGGACGGTTTCACGACTGCTTATCCGAACTTGAATTTGTTGAAAAGCACAAAATCACAAGCTTATACATCTACTGGCACAGCAAGTAATAGCTCATCTAATATATATCAATTAGACGGAGTTTTAGCCAATATATTAAATAAGCAACTTACTATTACTTATAATTATGCGATTACAAATTCATCAGGTACTTGGTCAGGTACGATTAGACCTACTTATGGTTTTGGAGGTGCAAATCAAAGTGTTAGTAATACTAATTTAAGCGGTACTCATAAAGAGACAATAACTTTAACGGATGTTAGTCAAACTTCGTATGGAATCACAACTTCAGGCTTACCTGCTGGAACAAAAGTCACAATTACAAACTTAAAAGTCGAGTTTGGTTCAATTTCCACACCATGGATACCTTCATCAAGCGAAGTCACAACTGCTGACTGGCCGAAGTACATAGGCTTCAGCAACACTATAAAAACAAATAAGTCTGCTAGCGATTATACTTGGTTTCCCGTTAAAGATTCAGAGCTAACAAATAAAGTTGATTCTCATGTCAACAATAAAGCTAATCCTCATTCTGTGACAGCAAGCCAAGTTGGGGCTTACTCAAAAACTGAAGCAGATGTAAAGTTTGCAACCGGACAATCACTAACAGATTTGTCATCTATTGTTCTTCATAATACTGGAGATGAAACAATTTCCGGTAAGAAGACATTTAGTGAAGTAGTTGATATGCCAAAATTTGCGGATTCTTATGTTGCCTTTTTTGCAAATAAGGGTAGTGGAAATACAGTCACATTTACTGCACCTTGGGACTGTACCGCAGAAGTTGAACTCTTTTATCATGGCTGGGGATATAGCGGAGGGGAGTGGGAAATCGGAATTTCTGCTCCGTCAAGTTTAACAAAGATTTATGAAGCCACAGGATATACTAATGGGCATAATAGTCAAGCTATGGCCATGCCTGCAAAGGCTATCTACTCCGGGCTCACAAAAGGACAACAATATACCTTTGATAAACGTGATGTAAGCGGAAGAGCCGGGGGTTCATCTCGTCCAATGATGATTGTAAAACTTTATCGGAATTAGAAAGTAGGGGTTATGGAGGAGCAAGCATGGCGAGAAGTTCTCGAACGATTAGCTCGAATTGAAACAAAGTTGGATAACTATGAAACAGTCCGGGATAAAGCAGAACGAGCACTTTTAATAGCCCAAGCAAATGCAAAACTTATAGAAAAAATGGAAGCCAATAATAAGTGGGCTTGGGGCTTTATGCTTACTCTTGCCGTAACTGTTATTGGATATATTATCACTAAAATAATTTAAAGGAGAAAGAACATGAAAACATTTTTTAAAGATTTAGCAGAACGTGCGATTAAAACATTTGCCCAAGCAATGATTGGTGCATTGGGTGCTGGGGCTACTGGTTTAATCGGTGTAGACTGGATTCAAGCGCTAAGTATTGCAGGATTTGCAACATTAATTTCTGTTTTAACTTCAATTGGAAGTCTAACTATCGGCGATGATACTGCAAGTTTGGTTAAAACTAATGTAGAAGTCCAACCTAATATCCATAAAGATATGGACCATGAATTCACAGAAGGAGGCGAATAATGTCAAGTATTGAAAATATGATTGCTTGGATGCAAGCTCGAAAAGGCAGAGTTACCTATTCAATGACTTCACGAATGGGCCCTAAAAGTTACGACTGCAGCTCGTCAGTATTCTTTGCCATGATTGCCGGTGGCTTTCTGTCAGCTGGTTCAATGGGTAATACTGAAACCTTGTTTGGAATGTCAGGAACAAAACTGAAAGAAATCAGTCGAGGAGAAGTGCAACGTGGTGATATTTTTATTTCAGGTACTCCTGGTAGTTCAGCTGGATCTGACGGACACACTGGTATTTTCCTAAGCAACGGCTCATTCATTCACTGTTCTTATACTCATAATGGAATTGCGGTTGATACGAATGATGCATACATGAGCACTCGCTTGCCACATCACTTTTATCGAATTATTGGGTCAGGTTCAGCAAATACTGAAAACAAACCTCAAATGGTTACATTAAATGTTGATGGTCAGTTTGGTAATGCGACAGCTAAAAGATTGCAAGAGTACTTTGATACTGCGGGTAAAGACGGAGTAATTAGCCACCAGTATAAACAAACCTTTAACCAAAATATTTATGCGGCTCAGTTTGATTCATCACTGACAGGTTCAAATGTGGTCAAAGCATTGCAAAAATTCCTAGGCATTGGCCAAGACGGACTGTTTGGCCAAGGAACTATCAAAGCATTGCAAAAACATCTTGGAACGACACAAGATGGTACTATTAGCCCAGTATCTGATTCTGTGAGAGAATTGCAAAGACGGTTGAATGCGAATAAATTATAAAAATTAACCCTGACTTCGGTCAGGGCTTTTTTTGTTTTTCAGAATATGATATACTTTTTAATAAAACTAAAAAATGGTGGTAGTAATATGAAATTTGAAGGAACTTGGCTTGTTGTTATTATACTAAGTATTGAGGTTTTAGCTTTCGGTGAATTTGAACAGTCTAATCAAATTCTTTTGATAGGGGGAATTTCTTTTATATTATCTACACTATTTGAAGCTTCTACTTTAATTAGACACTTTATTAAAAAACAAACTAAAGTATAACCCCGCTTCAGCGGGTGTTTTTTGTTACATATATATTAAAAAACTATAATTAATAAATTCCAGCTTTTTTTATAAAAATTTATGGTATAATGAACAAGTTTGTCTAAGATTTGACTTTATGGAGAAAAGACGGTAAAATATATTTACCTGATAGGTAAATTAATATATATATGGATATTGAATATAAGAGCACTAAGCTAGAGAAAGAGTGTACTGATAAGAGAAAATCTCGTACAGTATATGGCGATAAGATAGCTGAAAGAATTGAACAGAGACTTAATCAAATAACAGCGGCTGATTCTGTTGAAACGATGCTTAAATTTAAGATCGGTAGATGTCATAAACTTAATGGAAATAGAAGCGATGAATATGCACTTGATTTGGTACATCCTCATCGACTCATTTTTAAAGAAGTTGAAGGCAAAATTAAGGTTGTGATGATAACTGAGATTGTTGACTACCATTGAAAATATAGGAGAGTATCATGATAAAAAATAGTAAAAATTATATAGCTGTACCTCCTGGAGAAACTATTCGGGAACAGCTTGAAGATAGAGAAATGACTCAAAAAGAGTTTGCCATAAGAATGGGAATGTCAGAAAAACATATAAGTCATTTAATTAGTGGTAAAAGCAGATTAGAGCCTCAAGTTTCATTGATGTTAGAAAATGTTCTGGGAATTCCAGCTAGTTTCTGGATGAATTTAGAAAGTATTTATCAAGAACAGCTAGCCCGAGTAAAAGAAGAAAATTTTCTGGAAGAAGAAATAAAGTTTGCAAGAAAATTTCCATACGCTGAGATGGCAAGTCATGGATGGGTTGAGCCGACAAGAGTCATTGAAGTAAAACTAAAAAATTTAAGAAAATTTTTTGAAGTTAATAGACTATTGGCTTTAGAAAATTTAAGAGTTCAAGGCATAGCTTATAGAGCAATTGGCGAAAGCTCCAATAGTGATTATAGTTTGGCAGCGTGGTCGCAACAAGCCAAACTTACTGCTAGAAATTACTCTGCTGAACCAATAAATATTAAAGAATTCAAAGATAACATATCTACTATAAGAGAATTTTCAAAGGAAGATCCAAAGATATGGCTGCCGAAACTAACTGAATTGTTGTCTAAATGTGGAATTGTATTAGTTTTATTGCCACATATGAAAGGTTCATACTTGCATGGAGCATCATTTTATGATGGGAATCATATAGTACTTGGTGTAACAGTCCGTGGGAAAGACGCCGATAAATTTTGGTTTAGTTTTTTCCATGAAAGTTGCCATATCATACAAGGACATATATCTGAAATTGCACCTACTCACCCAGAGCAAGAGAAAGAAGCAGATGATTTTGCAAGAGATATTTTAATTTCGCCTGAAGATTTTGATAGGCTAATGAAAAAAAGTATAATTACAAAACAAGATATAGTAAGTTTTTCTAAAGAAATAAAAATTCATCCTAGTATTGTTTTGGGAAGACTCCAAAAAGAAGGGATTATAAAGTATAGTCAATATAATGATTTGAAAATCCACTATATATTAAATGTGTAA